ACTGGAGTTCAGACGTGTGCTCTTCCGATCTGTGAACTATTTAAAGCCAAATACAAACTAACGAACGTCCAGTTAACCGCGTTTGACAAACACTACGACGCACTGGTTAAAGCGATGGGGGATGAAAGAAATAGAACAACTGGTTAAACGTTTACGTGTTGCTGGTCATCAACTTACTGTTGAAATAATATCTAGATGTATTAACATTAAATCATCGGGGCGACCCACTAACCAGAAGGAGATTTAAAATGATTACATTAAAATCAATTTACAAAGACGGTAGCGAACAAGTTTTTGAGGTTAAGAATTTCGGCTACAGAGCAACACAGAACCGGATTGATGCCGTTGATTGTGATTGCGAGCCGTTAACTATTTACCTTAATGATGACTCAGTTGCTATTGTATACGCAATGAACTCAAGAGGGGCAACTATTGGTAAGTACTCGCTTATTGAGTCGGTAGGACTCCGAGATTACCAAAGTTAACTGCAAAACCACCTGTTCATACTAATCATCAGTGCGCTCTATGTAGCGCACGTTTTCTATGAGATGTACCGATGAGTTTGTTTCAATGTGAAAACTGTGGGTGTGTTGAAAACACCGCTCTGTCTTCTCAGGGGTTTAACGGCTTCTTTGAAAAGATGTACGACTGGTCATATGCACCTGAAAGGAAAGGTAAACGATTATGTTCAGCGTGTGGTCCCGTTAAATACAAAGATGGAAAAGATACCGAATACGGTAAATGGCATAACGTTTTCCCGCGTCAGTATTTACCATTGGGTAAGTTTAAAACGAATCGTCAGGGTAATCTGGAACATGTTGAAACGGGTGAAACAGATTATCAACCTTACATACTTAAACAGGATGGTGACTGGAAAAACGAACCCTTCTGTTAACAAAAAGCGGGGCTAACTACCCCGCTATCTTTATTGACCCATCATATCTTTATACATCATCAAAACAATATCATCCGGCATATTGTCTACATCGCAATGAGGATTGTGTGATAACGCATACAGTCTGATTTTCTCCTTCAAATCGCTGACATCGACTACAGGTGGTTCAACTCGTGCTACAGGTGCTTCCACTCGTGCTACAGGTGGTTCCACTCGTGATACAGGTGGTTCACAAACCATCACGTTAAACGGTGTCCCGGTGCCTTCGTATTTTTCAAGCAAATCGACCATTACGTTTACACAGTCCGGGATCCATCCCCGGCGCAAACCATTCTGAATCCAACTGTCAGTAATTGTGTGTTCGTTTAAATTCCTGCGTAGCACATATCTTGCACATTCAAAATTACCGCACATCGCCTCAAACCGTGTCCACACGTCGTGACCGTGAACAGCTTCCAGGATCTGTGAATCAACGTATCTGACACGTTGCCAGTAGTTATTAGCAAAACGCCTGTGTGGTAATTTCTGACGCAGTTCGGTAACCGGTAGCGTGTGTTTAAGAACAATGTTTTCGTCAGAATGTTGTACTGGCAAGGGTGACAGTGTGAAGTCAGTAATCTCTTCAAGAATAATACTGATCGTTTCATATTTAGGATGAAACCTACCGCTTAACCATTGGTTGTAACGACCAATGGTTACCTTAACACCTCGACGATTAAGGTATTCAACAGCATTTTGTACCCCGCCTTTTAAATCTATCAATTCGTCTAAAAGGTTCTTTTTCATTATCACACCCTTCTTGTTTGACCACGGATAAATCATAACGCGCGTTAGCAGCTAGTGCAAGATGTGCTTTATATGTTAGTGTATTTACACCTAGTGCATGTTGTGCTTTAGCAGTTAGTGCAAGATGCATGTTGTGTATTAGCTGTTAGTGCACGTTGTGTATCTATGTTGGTACAGCTAATGCACGTTGTGAATTATATAGTGCATGTTGTGCATTAAAGTTATACTTAACATAGATTTCGTCATGTTTACTTTTTAACCAACCCCTCTCTATCTTATTCTTTTTATTATCTTTTTATAGATAACATAGAAAACATAGATATAAAGAAGAAGTAGTATAGAAAGATAGAGATAGTGCATATAGTGTATTAGCTGTAAATAGAGCTAAAATAAAAGTCTGGGAGATACCTATTGTAATCTATGTTTTTATGCAAGTCTTTGAAATGATTGTGATTATGGGTTACGTATTTATGTATGTGGTCGAAAATTAGTGCATGTTGTGCACTAACTATAAACTTAATACTAACATTGTATTAGCTGTAAAACAGGGCGTGTGGACAACCCGTGGGTATCTGTGGGAAACTAATTTAAAATTTATGGGAGACAAATTTATGAAAATTTCAGACCGGGCTAAAAGGGCTGCTCTGGAGTTGTCGCCGGAACAGCTTAAGTTCGCCAACCTGTGGTTAGATCGTGTCAATAACGGCTTCAGCAATACGCGATGCGTTTTAGAGGCTTATCCGGGTCACACGTCTGATGCAGCTGCTGCAACGACCGCACACCGCCTCCTGTCGAATACGAAGGTGTTGAACTATCTGGACGCAATGGGAAGTCATGCGCTTGAGTCTGTCGGGGAATCGTTAACGAGCCGTGTCGAGTGGTGGAAACGAGCGGCAAGCACGGCTGAAGAATTACTGGAACCGTATTGTCAGCGTGTCATCGTTCCTGGTGAAGACGACACAGAAGCGAAACACTTGTGGGTGAACAGTACCGACGATATCCCCAGCCATCTGCAACAGTACGTAGTTTGCTACAAACGTTACATGCTGGGCGGATACATTCTGGTGACGCGTGAACTGTTCGACCCGAAAACTCGTGCAAAAGCGTCTGAACAACTGGATAAAATCACCGGGAACAGTATCGACCGTGTGGAAATGTCTGGCGTGGTTGGTAACGTGGTTCAGAGTGTTCCTGAAGGTGCAACCATCGACGACATCGCGCAACTGTATCAGAAGGCGCTTAAATAACGCCGGAAACCGTTTGCGTTTTCGATAAACAGGGTTGAGTAGTGCAAGTGTATTGGTAAGGGTATTAAGTTCGTCAGAGAGCGTTTTAGAAAGCCCGGTTAATTCCGGGCGATGTTTTACACAACAACCCCGGTTAGCCCGGGGCAATATTTATTATTCGTCCAACGCTTCTTTCAGTAACCGATACGTTTCAGGACATTTACCGGATCCGCGCTCACGTTCATAAGCTGCGCTAATAACGTCCCAGTTTTCAATCACACCTTTAAACGCCGGACACTTTTCAGCAATCAATGGAAAACTGTTTCTGATTTCTGGTACAGCTTCAACCAGGAACCAACAACGGCGAAAATCAGCAACATCCCGTGGTGCACGAAATCCCCAATCACCATCCATTTCATTACCCGTGTGAATGCAGACCATCGTTTTAGAACTTAGTCCGGTTTCACCAGAACATAACCACTGAATAATACGTTCCTGTTCTGTTTTCATCGTTTCGTCTCCCCACCCAAAGCCGTGATAAGTTGTTTAATCAGCGCCTGAAGTTCACCTGTCATTAGTACAAAATCAGCGTCAAATCGTGCCAGACTGTCTTCAAGGTCAATATCGTCATTCTGGCACATCAGTTCGTCGCAGAATTTCACACGGTTTAATGTTGCACCATCAGTCAGTGTGAACGTGACGCGTTGCTGCCAGTCCATTGCCAGCTTTGTAACAACTTTCCCGGCTTCAATATGCGTGGCTATTTCGTCACTGGTTAAATCCTGTTTTTTAACACGTGCAACACCGCCATCAGTCAGGATCGCTTTCAGTTCCGCAGAATCACCCATTGTAAAACCTGTTGGCGCGTTTCCTGAACGTACCCACTCCGTTGCTGTCAGTTCAACAGGGTTTTCCATCGTCAGCGGGACGACTGGCAGACTACCCAAGGATTTACGCAATAGTGCTAATGCATCTTCAGCCCGTTTAGCACTGGGCGCATCAACCACAATCAACCCGTTAGTGATGTCAATCCACAACTGTGTACGACTGTTTTTAACGAATGCCCGTGGTAACAGACTGTGCAATACTTCATCTTTCAGTGCGTCTTTCTCTGTTTTCTTCAGCTTACGCGCCTGTTCAGCTTCCAGTTTGGCGATTCGCGCGTTCAGATGCTGTTTAATGACCGGACCCGGAATAATCTTTTCCTGTTTCTGGATGGTCAGCAGATATTGCCCGTTAGCCTGGTGAACCAGCGTCTGATGTTGTTCAGTTGCCGGAATCCATCCAGTACGTGCCATATCCTGTGAACCACATGGATTGAATTGAAACGCACACAGGCTATCTTCCAGTGTTGGTAACTGGGCCATTAATTGCATCGGGTTAGTCAGACGATAAATGATTGCGTTTTTAAAGAAGTTCATAGTTCAATGTCCTGTGGTTTGATAGTAACTTTTCCGTCAAGAACAACAGTGTTTACACCACTTAGTTTTTGTTCTTCGTATAAATCAAGTTCAACATTAATTCCGACGATTGAGGCTTCGTGTATCGCACAGTTTAATTGTTTAATGAGGTCTGAAATTCTACGCTGATAATCTTGTGCTTCTGATAGTTTCATTTCCGATTCCTTCTTTTCTTCGCCTCGCGTCGGGCTTTTGCAATACCTGTTTTACGATGTGGTTGTTTACGATCAGTAATAATTCCGTGGAGTGGTGGAACACCCCACAACGTGTTAGTGGAACTTAACAATTTAATCATGTAATCTAAAATCATACGTTCACCACTTTTAAATCAGGTGTCAGGCTACGATGGTCATGATGACCGTTCATAGTAAATGAGAAAGTGTAATCGCACTGCTCACCGTCGAACGTGAAGGGGATTTGAAACCCTGTATCGTCAGCGATGCGAACTTTAACCGGGTATTCAGCTTGCGGATCGACCGCTACAACAGTGCCGAATGGCTGAGATTTGCGACGCGCGAGAACTTCTAACAGTTGTGGACTGGTGATTTCCACGTGTTGACCAGTTTTAAACATGGTGATAACTCCAGTTGTTTTACACAAACTGAAGTCTATCTAATAATATGTAAACCGTCAAGAATTATTTTAAACTGTCCGTCACTGTCTGCCGCGTAACAAATACCGTGACTGTAGATTGTCGCAGTTCGTGTAATGCGTTGATAGTCTGAGCATTGGTTACGAACACGCAGGTCATACCCGGACTGTATGATCAGCCAGGTTGCAATGATGGCGAGTAACTTTAAAACGTATCTGAACATGTTCCACACTCCTGTTTGATAGTTTCAGGGTAGTGTGGAACTGGTGAAGATGGTATAGGATTTACGATAATTTAACAGTTAATCCGGCGTTGGTCAGAACGTTAGCGACATCACGCACACCAGCTTCATATCCGTCTATAGGTGTTGCGGGTGATTTAATACAAATGCCAGCATGCTTTGGTAATTCAATTACCAACTGTTCCCGACTGGCTTTCCACATGTCCCACGCGCGATTCAAACGATCGCCTTCTTCCACGGTGTACTCGTCATCTTTCCTTAATTTTTCTAAGACGTTTTTTGGTGTTCCGTATTTGTCTGAATAACACGCTTCAAACTGTTCACGACTCTTATCCACGTTTTCAACCCTCCACCCATATTTAGCACGATTCATAGCGGTCCGTTCATCATTCGTGGTGAACAGTACGCGCCCGGATTTATGACAAATGTTCCAAGTCGTCATTTCGCTAATACACTAATAATGAAAATTAGCATGTAGAATAAAACATTACGGGTCATAATTCATAAACCTTAAAACTACCGCCTGAATAGCGATGTTTATTACACAACTTACAACGGTGTTCCTGAGTGGCGTAATTACATTCATCTCCGTGGATAGTACGATATAAATACCATTCGTGTTTGCAGAATAATCGTTTGAGAAATATCTTCATAGTTCAATCACCTTTTTAACGCATCACGACAATCACACAATAGACGAACATATGTTAATTTACGTTCATCTAACAACGCCGCCATGTTGTTAGCCTCATTTGCGAGGAATTCTAGCGCGTCTTTTTCAGAACAAAAACAGTGATAAGAGTTTTTGAGTAATACACGACCTTTATCACTGTAACGACATTTAACACGCCAACCTTTTGGTGTTTTATTTATAATCTCATATTGTTCAATATAATGATGGACATCAAGAGCTTTATATTTATCACTACAAGTAGGTTTGCGGATAAACCACATGTTTTGGTTATCAGATACATTCATTATTTGACTCCATGACCTGGTGCAAAACAAACTGTATTGTTTTCTTTGAAAACCCAACCAGCTTTTTAGCCTGTTTCAGACAATCACGAAAGTTTTTACCACCGAACGAAGTAACCTCAGTTGCAAAAAATGGACCTTTAGGTTTTTTTACATACGGCGCAATCACAGTAAAGGTCCATTGAATAACCACTAACAACCATCAACAACCCCTCCTCGACTGGTAATCAATTTTCTTCAGTGATTGTTGCACAATCTGCCAAGACGATAACATGAATAATTGCGCGTATTGCCCCAGTGCTAAATTTCGTGGTTTATCCTGATAAGCGTAAATCGTCGCAACGTCATCAGCTTCCAGACGGATCCGCCACGGTGTCAAAGTTGGTTTATCACCCATGTTCGACGCGCTCCAGTAATTTTATGCAGTGAAAAGTTTCACCAACATTTTATTAATGTCATCAGCATCAGCAGCACGAGCAGCATCAGCATCAGCAGCAGCATAAGCAGCAGCATAAGCAGCAGCAGCAGCACGAGCAGCATCAGCAGCACGAGCAGCATAAGCAGCAGCACGAGCAGCAGCATAAGCAGCAGCACGAGCAGCACGAGCAGCAGCAGCACGAGCAGCACGAGCAGCAGCAGCAGCATTCTGTGACGGATTATTAAGAAAATCCTGAATCAGATTAAAGTCATTCGTATAAGGTCGAATTAATTCAATGTTCAACAAAGCACAATCGCAAGCGAACCGAACGATTTTTTCTTTCGATAAGATTTTCCCGGCTAACCATAACAAGTCTGAAACGGTATTTTCGCCACCGATTAGACTAATAACTTCAACAGGTTCGTCAGTGTTGTTAGTCTGAATGATGAAACGTTTAAAACCTTTCTGACATGCGCCAAAATTTTTCAGTTCTTGTTTAGTGATTTTCATACCTGTAACCCTCTTGTTTTCTTGAATGTATGTTTCAATAATATTCGGTTTTACATAATCATGTTGATACATCTGTACACAGCTTTCAGACCAACCACCGGAAATAAGTAAGTCTTTCATCAAGCTGTTAACAATATTCATACTCATGACCCTCTGTTCAATCGATAATCAGATTCTGACATCACCTCTGTAATCTGTCAAGAATTATTTTAAATCTCTGTCGCAAACAATCACCCGTGGTAAACTGTACAGAACAGTTACAAACGGGCCGATAACCATGAATAAGTTTACTGGAAATATTCATAATTACCCGCGCTGGCGTGATGCCTACGCAAACGACGAACGTATCTGGCGAAAAGGTCAGCCACGACCGGATTATAAACAGTGTTACATTGACCGCATTAACCTGTTAAATCGTATGCGCACGGATCGGGCAATTGTTCCGGTACTGAAAAAGTATTACGAAACAAACCCGGTAGCATTCATCCTCGACTGGGCGTTTACTTATGACCCGCGTAACGTCGGTACTGAATATCCGCCTAACATGCCTTTCTGCCTTTTCGAACGTCAGATCGACATGGTTCAATTTGTTTATGAAGCACTTGAGGACAAAGAAAAAGGGCTTTGGGAAAAATCGCGAGACTATGGTGCGACCTGGGTAGCCTGTGGTTTGTCCGTGTGGGCGTGGCTGTATCGTCCCGGTTCTTCAGTTGGCTGGGGATCACGTAAAGAGCAGCTTGTCGATAAACTGGGTGACCCGGATAGTATTTTTGAAAAGATTCGCCAGATTATCCGCGCATTACCACCGGAATTACGTCCTGTTGGTCTGCGTGAAAAAGATCATCTGGTTTATATGAAATGTATCAACCCAGAAAACGGTGCAACAATTACTGGTGAAGCTGGCGATAACATCGGTCGTGGTGGTCGTAAATCTATCTATTTCTTGGATGAAGCGGCACACGTAGATCGTCCTGAACTGATTGAAGCGTCGTTGTCAGCTAACACCAACGTCCGTATTGATATCAGTTCGGTTAATGGCGTCGGTAACGTTTTTTATCGCAATCGTAAAGCTGGTCTGGAATGGGAACCTGGCAAGAAATTACCCCGTGGTAAATTGCGTGTCATGGTTCTGGACTGGCGCGATCACCCGGCTAAAGATGACGAATGGTATAAACGAGAAAAACAATCGTTCGCTGAAAAAGGTTTACAGCATATTTTTGCACAGGAGGTTGATCGCGACTATGCCGCTGCTGTTCAGGGCGTATTGATTAAAGCTGAATGGGTGCGCGCTGCTTTTGACGCATTCCGTGACACAGAATGGCGCAAAGCTAATGGACTACTTACACCAACAGGTCAACGTATCGCCGGACAGGATGCCGCAGACGGTGGTGAAGACGCAAGCGCACTGGTAATTGCTCACGGTGTATTCCTGACACATCTGCAACTTGACCACAGGGGCGCTGAACTGGCTGCACCAGGGATGTTGACGATGGCTAATATGCTGGGTGTTGATGAATACTGGTACGAAGTTAACGGTGTTGGTACAGGCGTTAAAGTAGCGGCAAACGACCGAAAAGATACTCTACGCTTCCGTGTGCGACCGTGGTTACCGAATGGAAAAGTTGTGGATCCGGGTGGTGATATTATTGGTGGTACGAAACCCGGTGACAAAGACCGTAAGTCAAACAAAGACTATTTCAGCAATTATAAAGCACAGGCATCATGGGCGTTACGTCTGCGTTGTCAGCGTATTTATAAATGGTATGTGGAAGGTCAACCACAGGATCCAGACGAAATCATTCTGATTGATCCATCACTGGAAAATGCACAACGGTTAGAAGCTGAGTTAAGTCAGCCAACGTATACCAGTAACGGTGCCGGGAAGATTGTGATCGACAAGAAACCAAACGGAAGTAAGTCACCAAACTTTTTCGATGCTGCGGTTATTGCATTATCACCAAAACGTATCGAATTCGTTGAAGAACCGTTTACTGGTGGTGTGAATCCTGTTGGTACTCCTGAATACGGTGACATTTTTTAAAACAGTGTGGCGGGAATAATCCCGCCCGTTTTCTTTTTTAATTCTTGACAAATTACATTATAAATGTTTGTAAATTATCTGTTAGATTAATGTAACACGTTTATACTCCTGTAGATCGGAAGAGCACACGTCTGAACTCCAGTCACTGACCAA